CGCTCCAAAACCTTCGCCTCTTCCGACTCATACGGCATGATTGCGCTCAGTTCATCAAACCGCTTGGCAGCAAGCTCCTGCTGTTTCTTGTAAGCCTCAACTGCCTCCTTGCCAGCCTTTTCGCTCGCAGCCTTAATCCGCGCCTCAATATCTACCTCCATGTCGGCTTTCTGCTTCGCCAGATCGTCTTCTGCTTTCTTCTGATCAGCCAGTTTTTCCGCTAACAGAGAAGCAACCTCAGCCTCTACATCCTTTTTCTGTTCCTCTGTAAGTGCCATGTCACACACCTCCTTGTTAGTTTGCTTTAATTCTACCTGTATAACCTCATCGTCCACCTTGAAACTTTCCGCCGCCTCCTTTGTTGCAGTCAATACATATTCCGCCGCTTGACCTTTCGGCTTAACTGCAATACTTACTTCATAAATATGAGATATTTTATCACCGTCATATTCTCCATTCAGACACTCCAGTTCAAACACGCCAGCGACAAAATCTAATTTTCTCAGTCGCCCACGACTACCACACGTCGGACACCGCACGGAGCGCAACATATCAACCCGTAGCTCACCGTAAGTGTCTACTTCAACAACCTTATTATCACCGCTCACGTCCTCTTGCTGTGCCGTTATCGTCGCTGTACCGCGAGTGCTTGTCTCTGCTGGCGTCTTTCCCACCATTAGCCCGAATCCGTCAATGGAAAAATCCTTAATATCGAGAATCTTAGGGTCGTCTTTGTCCGCTTCCAACTTATAATGTCCCTCGTCAATCTCCCATGAAGCTCCTAATTTCTTACTCTTACGCGACGCTTCAATCGCCCAGCGCTTATCCTCCGATATATATCTTTTCCAATATACTGCACTCAGCCAGAGTTCAGGTATCGTTCGCCCCTTTTCCTCGATCCAAAGATCTATCGACGCTCCCCAAGGCATTGTCTCATGATCCAAGTTCGCCGGAATCGGCTTGTTGGCGTTTGCCGCAAGTGCTTTCTCCACCTCGGCCTTCATTAACCTATGTCCATTAGAGTTCGGCACATTCAGCTTTGCGAGCATCATCGTTACACTAAAACGCGGAGAATCGTCATCTATATGCGATGCCAACAACTCAGGCGTCGGCTCGTCAATACTAAAATACGGTACGTCAAATGTTAGTTTGCTCATCAAATCACCTCCTTATTTCATCCACCCTTTATCCTTACCAACTTTCGTGCAAACAGCAAACGAGCGACTGGTAAACTCCTTTTTCTTCTTAGCACTTGGCTGCTTGCCATTCTTTTTGACATACTTATCCACAAAACTTTTCTTCACTTGCACTACGCATCTGTCAAATTTCGCAGGCATTCACTGTCACCTAATAAGGCCGGCTAAATCCCACCCATGTTTTTCAATCGCGATTGCCATTCCGCTTGCTGATTACAAAATCTTTCCCAAACGAAATGGCCGTAAAGATTGCTGTAAACAATCCAAAATAAATAAAAATAGATCGATCTTTATTCTTCTCTGTAGTATCATGTAACCTTATATGCGAATCCTGCCAAGTAAGCATCCCGTCAACTTTCTCTAACTTGGGATTAACCAACGCTTTAATCTCTCGCACAGTTTCACATAATAACTCAAACTCGGATTTGGTTACCATTTTATTCTTAATCTCACCAACATCCTCGCGGAGCAACTTAACGTCTTTCTCGATAACAGCCACGCGCGTCGCTGTATCATCAGCTATCGCCACTCCCGAAATTACTATAATCAATAATACCACTATAAACCGCATACCTATTCTCCAAAAACAAATTGCTCATCCCTAATGTCCAAAACAACATCACTAGGAACGGGTATCCTGGCTTGAACCTTAATCCGTCGATCCGCAGGAAGGGTTATCACATCACCCGTTTTTACCAAGTCCAAAACCCGTAAAAAAACATCAGAATCGTCAATATGCCCGTCCGCCACCGCTCCATGTTTTACCAAATCGTATATCTTGCATCCCTCATGCCCCCAGGCAGTCACAGTTTTTTTGGCCGCCGGTAGCTGTTCTATCAGAAAGTCTTTCATATCATCAAGAGTCGTCCGCTCTGCGATAATGTTATAATCTCTGGAAACGCTATCCAGCAAGTAACATATCCACGGCTCGCGATAGCCGCCATCTCGACAGCCTAGCCTATGCACCACATAGGTCTTTTGACCGTCATGAAGGACTCTAGTTAGCCCCTGCTGCCCCTCGGAGGCCAAATACTGCTCCAGGGTACGCCTGTCCACCCCTACCACATGAACGTAAGGATAGACAAAAACATCAGGCGGCACTCGCCAAAACTTCTCTCTATCTAACCACACCGTATAGGCAATCACATCAGCTTGCGAATCCCATTCCGCAATCTCGATTAACGCCATTGGAATATCTCGGTCATCCTTGCGAACATTCAACTGTAAAACTTTTCCAGGAACCGCCTCGCCTTCCAATGTAAACATGTATGCCGTACCGCAAACATAACAACTCTTAACTCGTAGCTCGTTAACCTTTTTCTTGAACACGTTCCTCCTCCAAAACCATTTCTACAACGATAGAATTTATATCATCAATACTAAGCATCTCGGATGCTTCCAAAGAAGCACTTGCCTGGTCTTTATGATAGCTGAAATAGCACATCCCATGCGGATGATCCCAACCCCCTGCAAAGACGTTCTTAATAGGCATAACCTCGCCATGCCGTTTAATACATTCCTCGCAAGTTGTTGCCGTAAACGCTGAATGCCTTACGGCATACTGCATGCCGCCAGATAGCTCCTGTGCCGCCCGTGCCGCTGTAACCGCCACCCGGACAGGCTCGCTATCAAACAATCCTACCCTATGCCTATTGCTTCTGAAAATCTCATTCAGGGCAGAATCATCAGCCTCATCAAGAAGCGTATTCAACCCACGCGTACCGTTATCGCCACCGCCCAGTAACGCATCGCCAAAAGAGTCAAGCTGCGCCCGCGTAGCAGAAATGTATGGCTCAAGTAACTCCGCATTCTCTATCGCAATGCCCATCTCGGAAATATAAATACCACGCACCCGATCTGCCAACAGCGTACCCCACGCGGCAATAGATGCAAAGACAAACAACCGCAAGGATTGTCGCTTACGGCGACTATCCTGATCGGATTGCAAAATATCTCTCACGCCTTCTCTCATAGAATCGTACATAGTAACCATAGTGCTTGCCGCATTGATCGCAGCAGTCTCAGATTCCTCGTCATCGTCATCGTCATTGTCGTCAGGCGTCTTTGGTTTCGTACCGTCTTCAACTCCCTGCCGGAAAGTTACACGCGGTATAATCATGTCGGAAATACCCGACTCCTGCTCATATTTATGTCGCTCTACCTCAGCTTCAATATCTGCACCAAACCCCTGCGACTGCTCAAGTAACGCACCATGAGTCAGCACGCCATATTCATATATCTTAAGTAGAATTTGCTTATCTTCGTCTGTCTGGAATATAGATACTGGCTTTTGGTAGAACTTGGCGGGAGAAATGTTCTTATAGATTGTCGGGTTGGCTTCGTAAAGCACAGGAAATAATCGCCCTTCGACAAACCTGCGATCCTCTTGCATAGCCTCCCATATCTCCATGATCGCTGGCTTGGGATTAAAAGCGTATCGTCTACGCTGACCGGTATTCTGTATCTCCAGAATGCCTAATGCCGCAAGACGCTCATAGTCATCGTGCATAAATTTATCGGCAGAAAGGAGTGACTGCATGTCGGGCATGACCCACTCAGCCTTCGTAGAGTAAGGAGCGGTAAGAATTGTCGTATATCCTGAACCCTCTGTCGTGATCTCAGACTTAACAACGTCTAAGGCAGACACAGCGTCCACCGGATCCCAGTCCAGAAATTCAACCCATTTATCAGACCCCTGGGTGATAACTAACATCGCTCGCAAAATGCGAGCCATTGTCTCGTAATCGCCCCGCTGCGTTACTCGTATCCGGGCTGCTATGCCATGCAAGCCACGCTCAATGAGAAATGGTACAGGATACTTTTGTGCTGACTCTTGCCTGTTCCTATCGACAACCTGGTATCGCCGCTGTTCTAACATGCCCTGCATTAAGCCGCGCTTTTCATCTAAGCCTATCTCCTCAGAGGGAGTGTCAGTAAAATCCGACAGATCAGTTTTCTCTACAAGCGTCATACCACCAAACTCTTTACTGGCCTCAACCAGAAATTGCGTTCTAGGATACACAGCAACTTTTTTCGGTGCCATGTATTTCAAGCCGTCAAAAGTTTCCATAGACTCAGGAGCAGTCCACCCGATAACGACACCGCCATCACACCAGCGCGCCCTATGCATCTGCTTCCTGACAGCATCCAACCCTCCTGTCAGCATAGGATCGTCACGGTTAACAGTAGCACACCAATGATCCAAAATCTTTTTAGCAGGGTCGTCCAGCGAAACGTCCTTAAAGAGATTTTCCGTACCAAAAGATACCGCAACAGAAACGAACATATCCATAACTGCTGCCACTATGGGGTCGGGGTATTTGCCTGTCTCAGCACCATACACAGGCCAAATCTCCCTTGCTCTATTCGCCTGATCCCAATAATCGCTCGGCGTCTGTAGGTCGGCGGCTTTTTGAGTAGTCGTCGTTGTCTGGGCAAACAATCTCTGCCTGGCTGACATAAATCCAGGCATTACAGTAGTATTCCGTGTCCCGTTCGGAATTACACCCATAACCCTATGTGCGCCCAATTCTCTCACGCGCTTGCCCTCCATTGTGTCACTTTTACCATAGCTACGCCCGGCTTGTGTCGCTTCCTGCGTCCTTTTTTCGTCGCTATATGATACAATAACATCTCTAAGCATCGCATCATATCTATCCTATGGTCGCCTCTTGGCCCAAAATACGTCTCCGGTACACTCTGAGTTCTGCCACTACTACGCTTTGACACCTCGGTCTGAAACTCGGTCATCATACTAAAGTCATGCAATAACTGAATACCCTGCTGCTGAAACCTTATCTGCAACTGCGACGTGGCAAAGTACTTCACGCCTAGCTTCTTCTTAGCGTTTCTATCCCGCTTTCTCTTACCATCAGTCTTAGTGGGGTCAGGAACCTCTACCGTAGAAGAAAAGACAACAGGTATAATTATCAATCCCTCGTCCTCGCTACGCCATCTGACAAGTTTCTCTGCAATGGTATCGCCGCCACGTCCTGTAGTATCTAACCCAATACAGTCGGCTCCGTACCTATCAATCATATGTTTAAGAATCTCTGCCTGGTCTTCATAGTCAACACTATAGAAAATCACTATGCCCCAGAGATTCGGGTTGCCCTTATCGTCCAAACCCCAAATACCTATAACCGACGGGTGAATCCTCTTGCCAACATCCATAGACAAGACCACGCGCTGCGTGGCATCTCTGTCAGCAGGAAAATCCATCAGACCGATCATCTGCCCAATCGCTAACTCTCTAGCCTTATCTTTTGTCTTGCCATCAGCCATGTGTCCAGCCATTATGCTTTCAACATTTTGCTTAAACATCACGCCATTGACATATTCTACAGGACATTTCTGCGGTCGTCTGTTCTCTGTGTTTTTGTTTTTGTCCTCTGGCATCGTTGCAATACAAACTTTGATCTGATCCATATCCCATACCCCTGACATAGGGTCGCCCTCTAAAGCAAGAATATTGGTCTTGTATCCCTGGGAATCTATACCGCCATATAGTTCTATTGCTTTTTGCTTGTTAGCAGGTGTCCACTTGATCCTGTTTAAGAACTGCGGCTTCTCGTGTACATAAGGTAAATACGTGCTACTATTGCGAGTATCATGAGCAGGAGTATCTAAACGTCCATCACTTACCCCCGTCGTTCGTATCACACGCCCGTCCTCGGCTACAGCATCATGCAATTTTGTCCATGCCGCCTGACCTGTTAGCTGAAACTCATCTATGTTAATCCTATGTGCATGTGTACCAAGATAAGTGTCACCCTCGCCTGTAGTGCTTTCGATAATTCCATTCGTCCTATGCCCATTCCACCAGTCCATAATGGCGTGCGGATCACGCCGCGCTGTCGGTATCAACACCTTGAACAACGGATGCTGATTCTTATACTGCCAGAGCAATTCTATACGCTTTTCTAAGTGGTTGTCATCAAGAGAGGTAACAAGACTGATCTCGCCAGCACGCACTATGCCATCCTGCAACTCATCATGAGTGCCACCCCAGGACTTGCTGGTTGCCCGACCTCCCCAATCAAAGCAATTGCCCGCTGACATTCTATCAGCCACCCTACCACCGGAGTCGATAGGCACGTCGTCGGGAAGCATATGATCCCAGCCCAATGTAGGATACTGGTAGACTCTTACGTTCCCCCACCTATCCTCCTCAAACCAATCGGTCATAGGCAACGTCTTCGTCGCCCGCACGTTTACAGGCGTTATGAACTCCTGAAACATAATCGGGTGGTGAAGGATTTCATATGCAGCTAACTCGTTTTCTGTCATACATTCTCCCAAAAAAAACGGAGGCTGCGTCACCGGTGAGTAACGCAGCCTCCGTAAAATTCTGATCAAAAGAAATCAGGAAGCTTATATGTATAACATTATAATAGACTTTTAGCTATTTGTCAAGGCGTCAGCCTCCCCCTGTAGCATTTTCGCCGCCAGGACACCACTGTTCGACCCATTTATCGCAACTTGGCTCAGGTACAAACTCTAGTTCGCCTCTATGCTCCCGAAATAGAGCATATTGACCATAATCACACTTGGCAATGATATATGCCACACCATGTCTACGCATATCATTAACACAAAACGTCAACTTACTCAACGATGATACCCAGTTTGTCACCTGTACAACAAAGCCCTTTGGTGCCTTTCTAAACAATCCCAGTTTGCATCGCTGCGCACGCAAAACATCCCGCGAAACACTTAGCATGCCAGCTAAAATCGCATCCGAGCATTTCTTCCAATTGCGTCGAATCGTATCGTTATCACTTTCCATCCAATTCATTATCAGTCACCTCATCAATCTCCAAAGTACCTCGCTCATCGACATCTTCCATATGATCGCTCAACAAGCATTCAAGACACGCTATATCGCTTTCTACTATATTATTCCTGTGAAAACAAGTCTTCGTCTTCTGACACGTCCGACTCATCGTAACCCTCCAAACCTTCTTGCTCATAAGCCTCTAGCTCCTTTTTCACATGGTCAGGGATCTGCTTGCCAAATTTATTCTCCGCTGCATCCGTAATGCATTCAGGTGCAACCTCTAAGAATCGCGCTACCGCTTTCAGAGAAATCTCCCCCTCGCATATCATGTCCCACGCCTCATGATTGAAGACTACCGAATGACTTTTATAATCCTCAAACTGTGGGTGCTTGCGATCATAAGCCAGTATGCGTCTACACGCAGGACACTTCCACGTCCACCACTTGTCTAACACATTGACCAAACTACCCTCTGGCGGCTGTCGCTTAATTAGCTGTCCCGACCAATCGCATTCAGGACAGTGCCATTTATACAGTTGCGGATTCTCCTGCATGAATCGCTCTGCTTTATCCATAAATTTCGTAAAAAACATAGCACCGCTGTCGGCACCATGATCTACCCGCAACCGCAACTCGTGTTCTATTTCGTCAATCTCTTTAGTTATCTTCATCAAAGAGTCCTGCTTTGTCTTTGCCAAGCCAGCATCCACCGTCGCCAGCCTCGCCAAATCCTCGACAACCTGTAGCGATTGTTTCGCACGACTGGAAATAGCAGCCACACCATCACGCCAACCGTTAACACTACCAGTAATTCCCTTCTGATAACCTCCAATAGCAACACTCGTCCCTTGTGGAAGAGTTTTTACATGATTGAAAAACGCCTCCAAAGCCTCCGCTGCGTCTTTTGCTTTTTCTCCCAAGCGAGCAATCTCCGCAAGAATATCACCTATTTGGTTAACATGTGGATTATCCCTGCCTGCTGCGCCCGAAGCTAAAGAGAGTGCCTGAAACTGATCCGTTACCTGATCCTGGAGACAGTGCCACACAAATGCCCACCGCTCGACCTTATCCAACTCGCGCTCAGTGAACGTCCTGCCCAACACAGCATCCTGATAACGCCACATAGCACGTACCCACTCCACATCGGTCTTCTCAGCATGACTTTTCGATTGTTGTATAAGGCGGCGTTGCATGGCAGCGAATCGCTCCTGACCAACCTCCTCGATCACGCGCTTGCACTCTTCGCCAAAATTCTCGGCAATGCCTATTATATCTTTCCATTCAGTCTTTGTCACTATCGCCCCCTTGCTTAAAGGTTACACGCTGCTGCATTATAGAATCGTCCACCATTAAGTCTTCTTGGGCATTTCTAAACTGAATATACCGCTCAATATACCACACGGCTTTCTCCAAATCCTCCGCCCACTTATCGGAATCTTTTAGCCCCATACGCAAAATGTACTTTACAGCATTCCCCAAGTGGTAACCAAGATCCTTGGCTTCGATTATATCTATAACTTCAAGACCTCCGCTAGTGTAGTGATCGGGGTGGTTTACACTGTCTCCACCAGGCTCTATCTCGTCTGCGCTACCTGTTTTATCAGAACAAACCATATCGTTCTCCAACAGCCATATTAGCATTTTAGCCCTAGCGTCTGCCTCCTTACTGGCACGTTCTCTCCGCAACCATTCTTTAGGGTACTCCAAACGCAAATTCAACCAACCATAACCAACCATCCAACCATCCGCACTGCCACGCGGGTTCATTATCAATAAACTGTATCGCTTACCACCCACCTTGTCACTAATCTCCGTTTCATCTATAGACTGTGGCAACATTTCGCCCAACTCTGCAACGGTAAATGCTGGAAACCATTCCTCTGCCGGTACTATCCCCTGATCTACACGTTCTAAAGACCAAAAGTTCTTTCGCCAACGCCATTGCCAATGCGAATCCTGTCCAACCTCCAAATCCTTCAATTCCTGTGCCAATTCAACCGAACAAACTTGCTGTTCTAAATCCACTTGACTCTCCTTTACCATGTCTCATAAACACGTATCGTTTTAACTTTTTCAGGTATGTCAACTACGTCAATCTCAAACCCGTCTCTATCCATGTCACCCCACTCGCGACAATACTCCTTTAGATCAATTGTCATACCCGCAGGATCAGGCTTCTCGCCCTCAAAAAAATCATTCACCCTTTCAGGCCACCCAATTCCCGCCTTGTCGCAAGCGTCAACAATTGCTTTCATATACCGCCAATCGTCATCAGGTGGCACAATACCCTCAATAAATCTTGTCCTCGACATCCATATCTCCTCATAGCAATCGTCCGCAGGATCTAGCCCAACAAACAATGTACTTGATATAAAACCACAGCGTTTATTCATTTAAGTTTCTCAACCGTTCTTGCGTTGCATAATAAGCACGAAGAC